CATAGAAGTCGTTGAAGTAGAAGCTAGCGCTAGGATAGGAGCTCCATATGGATACCCCTGTTAATAGCCTAGTTCCTCACTTAATCGAGTACGTGACATGTCTCTTCAAAGATGTGAAACACGTATATACCCGACCCCGTGATTGGGCGCGCGACTTAGCTCGCCTCACTCATGAGTTGGAAGTCAAGGGGAGTAGAGTACTCACCTTAGATCTTCCGGCCGTTGGTAAACACTTTGATAAGTGTTTAGCTCTTGGATCGCTCTCTCCTTGTGGCTTGCTTTTGACAGCTCGTTGCAAGGGTCAGATGGTTCCCCGATTTCTCGGGAATCTTCTGAAGCAGATATTCCATGAGTCCAACGGTTTGCTTAGGGATGACGCTTCTATTGAGGCTATCGTAGTGATACGACAGGTCCTCATCGGGGCAAAGAAGTTAGAACTTCAATGCTCAGAAAGGAGCGTAAACGATGAAGTTAAATCTTTCATCGCTGTGGAAACTGCAATCAGGACTCCGACCCTTAACTGGGATGGTGACATTCCTCTATCAGAGGATTCCCGACTGGTCAGCTACGACGTTAGGCCTCATCTGTTGGATGGGCTTGACGTACATAGTGATCAATGCAGCTTTGAGTTCATCGGTGAAGTGCACTCTCGCACACTTGCCCCTGAACTCCGGATTCTCCAGTCAGTCTTTGACCGAGTCTCCGCCTCGTTGGGCGACTTCTCTGAAGAGGAGTCGTTTCAACGCCCTAAGCATGGTCCAGGCGCGGTGTCCGATCTCAAGGCAGGAACTTCTAAGTACCAGCTACGAGATTGGCCATCCAAGTTGGATAACCTCTACCCCTACGATCGCTATGCCACGCATGATTTCATGTCAGGAAGCGATCTTGGACCGATTTGTCAATGGCGGAATCACGAACATCCGTCACGACTGATCTCTGTACCAAAGACGATGAAAGGCCCACGGCTTATCGCCGCGGAGCCAAGTAGTCATCAATGGATTCAGCAGTTGATATGGAACCAACTGGAAGCACGGATCGCGTCAAGCCCGATCTCGTCGGCTATCTCCTTTCGGAGTCAGTCAGCGAATCAGACCTTGGCGATGTCTGGCTCATTACATGGTGGCTTTGCCACTGTGGATTTGAGCGCAGCTTCAGATCGACTCTCATGCTGGGTTGTAGAACGTTTTTGTCGCGCAAATTTTACTTTGCTAGACAGACTCCACGCGACCCGAACTAGAGTCATTCGGAATGGTGTGAACCCTTCGCTCTGGCAATATGCCAAGTTGAAGAAGTTTTCTACCATGGGG